CAGCAGCGTGAAAAAATTTCCCAATGTGGAGAATCCAGTTAATATGCCAGCCCGCAAACCCCAATCCCTGATTACAAGGCATGAGACGGCCGCCGAACGCAAAGCTCGAGAAGAATCGGAGGCACGATTGAGACCAGCGCGTCAATTGCCGACTGCTGCACCAGCTGCGATTAAGGAGATGAAGATTGCCGCGGAAGCCTGGCGCAGAATCATGCGCGAGTATCGCTCGATTGAGGGTGAGATTGTTACAAGGCTGGATCTCGATCTTTTGTTGGATTATTGCGTGCTGGCCGAGCAAGTTGCGGAGCTGGATGATATGCGTAGTAATGCCAGAGAGCTCTATAAGTTCCTGGTGAAGACGAACAAGAAACATAGGGAAGACGGCGAGGTTGTTGAAGCCGTGATGATGAGTGAAAAAATCCAATCGATGATGGACCATATTATCAAATTGGATAGCCGGGTTGATCGGAAACGGGATCTGATGTTTAAGATGAGACAACATCTTTACCTTACCCCCCGATCGCGTGCTGGCGTTGCCCCGAAACCCAAGGAACCGGAAAACAAGAACAACGATCCGTGGGAAGATTTTTTCGGTGAGGTGACAGATTTTGTGAATGATGGGCAGAATGAGCAATGAAAAGAATCATTTTTGCAATTCTGATTATCGTTTTGGTGCTGAACCTGGCAGGAGCTGCGGCAATGTTTGATGCAAAACGTGCTGAGAGAGCTGTCTGGTTTTATGAGAATCTGAAACATACCAAAGGTAAGTTTTATGGAAAACCTTTTGAACTATTACCCTGGCAGAAAAGCATCATCCGGGATGTGTATGGGACCATCAAAGCGGATGGCAATCGCCAGTATAAGTATGTTTATCTGGAAGTACCCAAGAAAAACGGAAAGAGTGAATTAGCAGCTGGTGCTGCGCTCTATCATCTTTTTGCGGATGGTGAAAGAAACGGTGAGGTTTATGGTTGTGCAGCTGATCGTGGCCAGGCTTCCATTGTTTTTGATGTTGCCGTGGATATGATTGATCAGTTACCAGCGCTGCAGAAACGGGCTAAGATCGTTGCCAGTAAAAGGCGGATCATTGATAAAGTTTCCGGATCCTTCTACCAGGTGCTTTCCGCTGAAGCGTTCACGAAACATGGTTTGAATGTAAGCGCGGTTATATTTGATGAATTACACGCCCAGCCCAATAGAGATTTATGGGACGTGATGACGTTTGGTGCTGGTGATGCTCGAGCGCAACCGATCTGGTGGATTATCACCACTGCCGGTGATGATCCGGATCGAGTAAGTATAGGTTGGGAACAGCATGATTATGCCATGCGTGTATTGGCCGGTGAGGATGATCCTACCTGGTACCCTGTGATTTTCTCCTACGATGGAGAGGACATTTATAATCCCGAAAATTGGGCGAAAGCCAATCCATCATTGGGTGTGACTGTGCCATTGGAATCGGTGGAAGAGGCTGCAGAAAAAGCCAAGAAAAAACCCGCTGATGAACGTCTATTTAGATGGTTACGGTTGAATCAGTGGATCACGACAAAATTGACAACCTGGTTACCGGTTGATTTGTTTGATAAGACCGTTGGTCAGTGGAATCAGATGGATTTGCTGGGGATGGATTGTTACCTGGGGGTCGATCTATCGTCTACGACTGATTTAACGTCATTGGCACTACTATTCCCACCACAGGGAAAAATGCTGGAATGGCGCATATTGTGGTGGAACTATATTCCCAGGGAGAGTATGGCCGAACGGATCGAGCGCGACAAGCTGAAATATGACGAATATGAGCGTGAAGGCTGGATCAATGTTACCGAGGGTAACACGGTCGATTATACGGTGATTGAGGAGAAGATCATTGAATTATCGAAACAGTACAAGATCATTGAGATCGATCCTGATATGCATTTTGCTGCGATGCTGATGCAGAGATTGGCTAAAAAAGATTTCACGATCGTTGACATCCCACAAACATTTTTGAACATGACCACCCCGATCGATGCGATGGAAAAGCTCTTTCGGGATGGCAAGATCAGCCATCTGGATGATAAGGTAGCTCGTTGGGCTTTTGGGAATGCGAGTATTGCGAAAAACGGGAATGGAAACATGAAATTTGTTAAGGAACACAAGGGAAAAAGCGTGGTGAGAACCAAACGGATCGACCCAATTGTTGCATTGGCCAATGCCATGAGCAGAGCTGTGAATTACAAAGGCAATATTGACCTGAGCGAAGAGATTCTCTCAGATGATTGGGGTATGTGATACCAGAAGGGCATGATATGAAACATTACCTGGATGATATTTTGGTCATTTTCGGAGCTGGGCTGATCACCATTGGTTTTTATTTCCTAATGCCGGTATTGGCCTTATTTTCCGCTGGAATTTTCATGGTTGCTTTTGGTTTGATGATTGGCTTTGGCCAGAGAGGTGAGGAATGATTATTAAGAATATTTTCCGACCACGAAATGAGAAAATGCCCGCCCCACCTGCGGAAGTGACACCTAAAATTTATCCGAATTTTGGCAGTCCATTTGGCATTTATACAGACTCCGGAATTCGAGTGACAGCTGAGGTTTCTAAACGAATCGCATCTGCATACCGTTGTGGAAATATTCTCTCTGATGATATTGCCTCGATGCCTTTTCAACTATTCCAAAAATCTGGCCGTATGATTGAGCAGGTCGCTCCAAATTCCATCATTCGAAATATGGCTTACCTGGTTGAAGTGCAACCGAATCGTTGGATGACACCTTTTATTTTCAAGAAAACGGTTATTGATTGGCTTATCTGGTGGGGAAACGCATACATCTGGGAACCACCACAGAGTTTTCGTGAATTATTTATTTTGCCAGCTGATAAAACTTACCCGGTTTTCGATGATTCCGGGAACCTCTGGTACAAAACCACCACTCCTAATGGAGACGAAAAGGTGATTCCCTGGGTGGAAGTTACCCACTTGATGATCAACTCTAAGGATGGATTGGTTGGTAGAAGCGTGATCAGTTTCGCAGCCGATACGATGGGGCGGCAATTAGGAGCGCACGAAACGCAGAATAAGATCACCGGGACGGGTTTGAATCCCGCTGCTGTTTTGTGGGTGGATGGATCGTTGAGTCCGGAAGCGAGAAAAAAGGTAAAAGACGAATATTCCGCTCAGATCAGAGGCTCTTCCAATGCTGGTGGGGTGGCTGTTTTCGACAATAAGATTGCCAAATTTGAACCGGTTACCATGAAACCGAGCGACGCCCAGTTCCTGGAGACGATCAATGCCACAGATGCGGAGATTGCCAACTTCTTTGGTATGCCGCTTTACAAATTGAATATGGGAAAACAAAGCTACCAGAGCAATGAGCAACAGAATCTGGATTATTTACGAACCACACTGAACCCTTACCTGGTGCAATGGGAGCAGGTGGCCCGAATTAGATGGCTCAAAAAAGAAGAACAAGAAAGGATGTATTTCAGGTTCATTCGTGAAGCAATTTTACAAACAGATGCCAAGACAAGAGCTGAAGTTATGAAGCATCGGATCACAACCGGGCAAATGACACCCAATGAAGCGCGACAAATTGAGGATTTGAGTGCCTACCCTGGTGGTGATGCGTATTATTTCCCGTCAAATATGGCGGTAATTCAACCGGACGGTTCACTAGTTGCGCCAGCCGGATTTGGTTCAGGAGGTAAAAGTGAGCGAACCGATGAGAATAGTTGAAGGTAGTGCCAAGCCATTTGAGCCATTCTGGCGGGTGGTTGATGCTGCAGAATCGGAAAGCGGAGAGGCGGAAATTGAATTTTACGGATATATCTCCGAATATTCCTGGCTGGAAGATGATGTTACCCCAGCAAAATTTAAAGCCGAGCTGGCCAGTTTAGGAAACAGGCCTGTTACGATCCGGATCCATTCGGGTGGTGGAGATGTTTATGCTGCCAGTGCTATCCGGGCGATGCTGCTGGACTACCCGGGGAGAGTCACCACCAGAATTGACGGCCTTTGTGCCAGTGCTGCTACCTATATTGCAATGGCTGGTGACCAGGTAAGGATGCAGGATAGTGCTTTCTTCATGATACACAATCCCTGGATGATCACCTGGGGCGATGAAGGCGAGCTGAAAAAAGCAGCTGAATTTTTAGGGACCATCAAAAAAGGAATTGTGGAAACTTACACCAATAAGACCAAGTTGGGTGAGGACAAAATTTCAAAAATGATGGACAAAGAAACCTGGATGACCGCCCAGGAAGCGAAGGAGCTCGGTTTTGTGGATGAAGTGATAACAGGCCGCGCAAAAATATTTGACTCGTTGAAAAATGCGGCTGTGCTTAATATGTTGAAAAATTATTCAAATGTACCACCAGAAGTACTGGAATCCAGCGACGAACCAGAACCAACGGTGATAACAGAAAACCTCACAGAAGGAGAAGCTGTTGAGGACCAACCCCCGCAAGGGGGGGTGCCACGCGGGCAGGAGATGGATCAGGAAACTGAACGCCTGCGCGATTACATTCAAATCTTTAGATAAGGAGTGACAATGATTGACCTGAAGCCATATTTTGATGCCGCTCGAGCAGCGGATGAAGATGTGCAACGGATTATGAACGAGGTTCATGCACACTTTGAAGAAGGTACGGAAGAAGGCAAACAGGCGGCTCTGGATCTGCGCCCGACGCTGGACGAGGCGAAAGCCAAAGCTGAAGAAGCCAATAAACTGTACCTTTCCATGCGGGATGCTGCAGCTGTTGATTCGCATGCAGCCAAAGAATTTGTACCCGTGAGTGATAACCTTCCGCAAGTGGAAAACAAGCGGGAGATGAAGCGTAGGGATTTTCTCGCGCTTGATGCCAGCGCCCGAATGGAATTCATTCAGGGTGGTGGGGCTGTCCTGGACGAGGACAAGGAGTAAGAGATGGCTAATACCTTAACCGGGCTATTGCCCACGATTTACCAGGCGCTGGACGTTGTCTCGCGCGAAATGATTGGTTTTATTCCTGCTGTTGGCCGTAATACGGATGTAGAACGGGCAGCGGTTGGAGAAACCATTGCCTGGCCAGTTTTACCCGCTGGAGCAGCCAGCGATATTTCGCCAGCTGCAACTGGTCCTGCCGGTAGTGATACCGATGTCGACGTACCAACTGTCACTATTTCAAAATCCAAATCAGTTACCTTCTACCTAACCGGTGAAGAGCTGAAAGGGTTGAAGAATGGTGGATCGGATCAGGTGATTGTTCGAAACGCGTTTGCTCAGGCAATGCGTACTTTGGGAAACCTGATTGAAGTTGATCTTGCCACCGTTGCAAAAACCGGGGCTTCCCGAGCTTATGGGACAGCAGGCACAACTCCGTTTGCTACTGCCGGGGATCTCACTGATCTCGCCCAGGTAATGAAAATCCTGGATGATAACGGTGCCCCGTTTGGTGGCCGTCATTTGGTTCTCAATACTGCAGCTCTGGCCGCTTTACGCGGAAAACAATCTGTTGTTTTAGCAGAAGCCGGATCTACGGAAATGCTGCGACAGGGTGCTTTGGGAATGATTCAGGGTGCGAAATTGCATGCATCGGGTGGAATCTCCCAACACACCAAAGGAACCGGTGCAAGTTATGTCACCAGCGGTGAAACTGCTATAGGTGTGGAGGCTATCGCACTTATCACCGGTACAGGAACGGTTTTAGCGGGTGATGTGGTCACTTTTGCTGCGGATGCCAACAACAAATATGTTGTTAATACTGGCGTAGCTGCACCAGGAACCATTTCTCTCGGTGAACCAGGTGCCAGGATTGTCATCCCAACCGGAAATGCATTGACCATTGGCAACAGCTACACACCCAATATGCTTTTCTCTGAGGATGCTCTCTTCCTTGCTGCACGTCCTCCTGCCGTACCAGAAGGTGGTGATTCTGCGGTAGATGCCATTATCATCCAGGATCCGGTTTCCGGATTACCGTTTGAAGTGCGCATGTATGCCCAATATCGTCGAATGGCTTATGAAGTTGGTATTGCCTGGGGTTATACCGCTGTGAAGAGTGAGCACATCGCTCTGTTATTGGGATAGTTTTTCTAAAGTTCACACTTCCCCTCTGTTTGGTGATGGAGGGGAAGTGATTGGAGGTAATAATGGATTTTTTCGTTGAGGTTGAAAAAGATGGTTCACGGTTGATTATTCACCCATCCACAAAGAAAGCTCATATGAATAAAGGCTGGCGTGTGGTACGTGATAATGTGGCTCTTGAAGCTAAAGAAAAGCCAAAAGCCGAACCAGAACAACCAAAAACAGTCCCATCGAAAGCCAAGAAATAAGCGGAGAATCCCATGCCAAATATCCTAACCGCTGCTGAAGCTGCCAATGTGTTGAGATGTGAAAGTTCTGATGTAGTAATGCTTCAACTACTGCCACAGATTGATGCCTATATCCGCAATGCCACTGGGCATGACTGGGCGAGTGATAGCTCAATTTTGCCGGAAGCTAAGGCTGCTGCTCAGATGTTGCTGGTGATGTGGTATGAAAACCCAGCGATGGTTGCCGGTGGAATCAGCTCTTTGAATTTTGGGTTGAACGCTGCTCTGACACAACTGGAAGCGATTGCACTGCATTACGTCGAATTTGAAGGTATCAGCTCAGCCGGATATATCAGTTTGCCTGGTGTGAAGGAAGGCGACACGGTTGAAACCCTGACCGGAATCATTGGTGTCAGTGGTGATCAGTCGGCCAGCTTTGAATCTGTCATTTCGCAGGATGGATATATCAAGCAGTTGTCCGGTTCGGATTTATCGGATAAGTGGTTCAGGGCTTACATAAAAACTCCTGGAGAGCTATGAGAATCAGCGAAAAACCCTTTAACCCGGGTGAGTTGAGAACACAGATTGTGCTAAAAACGCGATCTGTTACTACCGGGACTGGTGGATTCCAGAAACCTGCCTGGACGACTTTAGCCACGGTTTTTTGCAAATGGGTGAATGCACATGGATCGGAGATCCTGACTGCGGACATGGCCGAAGCGGAAGCACCAGCCACGGTCACGATCCGATATCGAACGGATATTGACCCGACTTATGCCATCGAAAAAAATGGGGAGTTGTGGGAGATTATCTCGATGGATAATATCCGCGAGAAAAACGAATTACTGGAACTCAAAGTAAGACGGATGAGGAGCGGATAATGGCAACCCGTGTGAAGGTATCAACCAAGGGATTTGAGGAATATCTGGAGAAATTGGCGAATGCTGGCAGAGATGTAGACGAATCTGTTCAAAAAGCTTTGATAGCTGGCGCAAATGTTGCTCAAAAGGGCATGCAGAAGCGAGTCAGGAAAAAAGAGCATAACCTTGAAAAACATATCCAGATTGATGGACCCCACCAGGACGGAAATTTCTCGTATGTGGATGTTGGAGTCATTCCGAAAAAATCCTTTACCGATGCTGATACTGCCCGTTATGGAAATGCTCAGGAATATGGCACCTCCAGTATGGAGGCGCAACCATATATCCGACCCACCATGAAAGAGGATGCTGGCAAAATCCGAAAAGCCATTAAGAATTCGCTGATTGAAGATGGGGTGATCGAATGACGATCTGGGAAAGAATCACGAGTGCTTTAACCGGTTTGGGAATAACGATGGCTGCCAATGTTCTGATTGTGGCCAGTGAAGCCGAGAGGCCGGATGAATATCTGGTTTACATGGTGGTTACCAGCCCTCCGGAGCAATTTGCAGATAACCAGGAAACGATGCGAAGTTACACCGTGCAGGTTACGTATTACAACCGCAATGGTTTGGCCGGTATGCCGGACATATCCGGATCGATGGAATCAGCCGGGTTTACGCCCGGAGCGCAACGGGAACTCCCGTACAACCAGCAAACCCGACATTTCGGGTACGCGCTGGATTTTATTTATGTTGAATAGGAGGCAAAAATGCCTATTAGTGCAAATTCTGGAGAATACAAATCCAAAATAGGGCTTGATAACCTGTATGTTGCTGAGGTGACACAGGATGATTTGAGTGGTTATGTTGCTGATACTCCTGAATATCTGGCACCAGCTGGTGAAGCTTCTCAGGAGCCTTCCAGTTCGTTCGATATTCAGTACGCGGACGATCAGCCGTATGATGTAAGCACCTCTGAAGGTGAAACCAAGGTCAATTTGACCGTGACGGGAATGCCTTTGGCCATGCTGGCCAAAATCACCGGTCGTGTGTTTGATTCGACCACAGGGCGGATGTATGATAACGGTGGCGTTGCGCCTTATATGGCGCTCAGTTTCCGATCTCAGAAGTCGAATGGCAGTTACCGGTATTATCAATTCCTTAAAGGCAAATTTGATATGCCGAAGGAGGAGGTTGCCACCAAAGCTGAATCTCCCGATCCCAAAAGCTTGCAGTTAGTTTTCACTGCTATTCGAACAACCTACAAGTTCGATCTGGGAGATATCAATGATTCTGTGAAACGAATCATTGGAGATGAGGATACCACCAACTTCTCAGGCTCTGCCTGGTTCAATGCTGTGCAAACACCAGCTGTTGGCTCTGTGTCAGCTCTGGCACTTTCTTCCAGCACACCAGCTGATGCGGCGACCGGTGTTGTGGTGACTGCAGACCTGACCCTGACATTTAACAATGCCTTGGTTAACTCAGCGATTTACAACGTAGTTTTGTTGGATCCTTCGGATGGTTCTGTGATTGCCAGTGCCATTTCCCTGGATAGCACCAAGAAGATTGTGACTGTGAATCCGACTGCAAGTCTTTCAGCATCCACAGATTACATCTTGGTTTATGCGGTTACCGATATTTACGGACAATCTTTGTCTGGCTCTGTGAATTTCACAACTGCAGCTTAATAAATAATTTCCTGATCTCCCTTAAACGGGAGGTCAGGAACTTTGAGGAGTAACTATGGCACAACCAACACCGATGGTGATTCGACTTTATGATGAAGATAATGAATATCAGGAATTTACCAGGTTATTTGTACCCTGGAAATTATTGAAAGTATCAGTGAGATTAGCCAAGGAATTGAACCTTGATCCGGAGAACATGACTGAAGAGGATATAGATGCTTTATCCGGATTGGTGGTAGAGGTTTTCGGAAATCAATTTTCGATTGAGGATGTGAATAACAAGGCGGATGTGAGCGATATGATTTCCGTATTGCATACGATTATTGCGAAGGCAACCGGTAATGCAAACCCTACGATTCCGGGGTAGAACCCGGAGATGTTGAACACCTAGAAAAAGATGGCATTGATTGGTTGATCGATCTTGAAATAAAGCTGGTGCAAATTTTTCACTGGAGCCTGAGAGATATTGATGAAACATCGGTAGATTCTTTACTGCCATTTATTTTCAGGCTTACAGGAATGAATGAGAAGGAAAACAAGGTTTATTGTGACCAGGTTGATTGGCTCTGACAGGTTTTAGGAATCAGGTTTGAGATTTTAGAAAGGAAAATTATGGGAAATGATTTAACCGGAAAACTTGGACTTGATTCAACCGATTTTAAAACACAAATAGCAGCTCTCAATCGGGAAATAAAGCTGATGGAGACTGGTTTTCGCGCGTCTGCATCTTCGCTAGGTGATTGGGCAAACAATGCCAGCGGTTTGGAAATGCGCATTGAATCGCTGACCGGGCAAATGGAAGCTCAACAAAAAAAGATTGCTGCCTTACGCGATGAATATGAAAAAATAGCCAGTTCACAGGGAGAATCCTCCTCAGGTGCTCAAAATATGTTGATGAGAATCAACCGTGAAACCGAAGCGCTTAACAAAATGGGAAATGAGCTGAACCAGGCGAAAACAAAACTGGATCAGATGGGAGATGAAAGCAACCAGGCGGAAAATAACCTTGAGGACCTGGCCGAGCAGGAAGAAAAGACAACGAAGGCGACCACCAAGCTTAAGGATGTGATGGGCGGTTTAGGGACTGCCTTGAAAGCTGGTGGTACTGCAATCGCCGGGCTGACCGTGGCTGTGGCTGGTGCTGCCGTTGGCATGGCTAAATCCGTTATTGGATCATTTGGAGAACTGGAACAAAGCCTGGGTGGATCGGAGGCGGTGTTTGGTGAATATGCTGCGTCCATCCAAAAGAGTGGTGAGGAAGCCTATAAAAACCTGGGGGTTTCACAATCCGATTATCTGGCCACTGCCAATAAAATGGGAGCTCTTTTTCAGGGATCGGGAATATCTCAGGTTAAGTCACTGGAATTGACCGAAAAAGCCATGCAGCGCGCGGCCGATATGGCCTCGGTGATGGGCATTGATATGCAAACGGCTCTGGATAGTGTGGCCGGAGCTGCCAAAGGTAATTTCACGATGATGGATAACCTTGGGGTTGCGATGAATGCCACCAGCGTGGAAGCGTATGCCTTATCAAAAGGGCTGGATTTTGCCTGGGACTCTGCCAGCAATGCCGAAAAAGCCGAAGTTGCGATGGCGATGTTTTTTGAGAATACACAGCAATATGCCGGCAATTTTGCCAAGGAATCCTCCGAGACCATTACAGGTTCGATTGGTATGCTAAAAGCCGCCTATGGGTCATTCATGGCCGGGCTTGGGAATGAGGATGCTGATATGAGCAACCTGACCAATAACCTGGTGGATGCCTTTGAAACGGTGGTGGATAATATTGTGCCGGTGCTGGAGAACCTGGTTGGTGCCCTGCCAAATGTGACGGGGTCACTCATCAGCGCGATTTCTGGACTGCTTCCAATTTTGATAGAGACGGCCACCACGCTTTTTTCACAGGTTCTTGATACGGTTGTTAAATTGCTACCGACTCTGATTCCCGTGGCTGTGGATGCGCTGATGACCATTGTCAATGCACTTATTCAGAATTTGCCGATGCTGATGCAAGCCGGGATCCAGTTGATTCTGGCGTTGATTGATGGAATTTTGCCACAACTGCCATTGCTGATTGATATGGCATTGAAAATGATTGTTACATTGGCTGAGGGAATCGCGGAAGCAATTCCGACACTTATGCCGATGATTGCGGAGATTATCCCTCAAATTATATTGACTTTGATTAACAATCTGCCATTGCTGATTGATGCAGCTTTGCAGTTGATCATTGCGTTGGTGGAAGGGCTGGCAGTTGCCTTACCGATTCTGGTTGAATATATTCCGGAGATCATTCAGGCAATTTTTGACGCGTTGATTCTGGCACTGCCTTTGATTGCTGATGCTGCAGTGGAGCTGGTGATGACGTTGATTGATGGGATTGGGAATCTGTTACCATCGATCGGGAAAGCTGCCGGAGAAATCGTTTTGAAGCTTGTCCAAGGAATCAAAGATTTGATTCCGACCATTATTGAGGTTGGTGGAAATATAGTAAGTGGAGTCTGGCAGGGGATTAAAGATAGGGCTACCTGGTTTAGAGAACAGGTGAACGGTTTCTTTTCTGGCATTGTGGGTGGTGTGAAGAAGGCTTTGGGGATTCAATCACCCAGTAAGGTATTTGCCGGGATTGGAGAAAATCTGGCATTGGGCTTAGGAAAGGGATTCACCGGGGCATTTGGAGATATTGAACGAAACGTGAACAGCGCAATAGCCGGTTTGGGATCCCCGACTTTGTCTCCCGTTATGGTGGGATCTTACGGGCAAGGAGCGAGCAACCAACAACCGATCCAGATCAATATCACCGCGTCAGCGAAAACTGAAACGGACTATTACAAATTAGCCAGGCGAATCGCCAGCGAACTTCAGCGGAGGTAATGAATGATCCATATCAGCTTTGAAATGAGATCCGGGTCAGATGATAGAGTTGTTTTGGATTTTAATGAGGAAGGATATCGATTATTGGCCGGGTATTACCCGGAAGTGGGAGATAGTAGCCAAGTGACGGAGAAATTTGAGTTAATGATCATTGGTACTTCCGCAACGGATCTGGAATCAAAAATCAGAGCAGTGGAGCTTGCATTGGATTTTGCCAGGAATCACGTGAGTGGCCCAGATGGAGTCTGGATGCTATTCTCCCCTAATGATGGGGTGATTGATGCCTGGCAATCACGGCTGAGTGGTGGCACTGTGATGCATAATAACAAATTGGGTCAACGCTGGCGAGAAACAAAAGCGAAGGTGGAGGTGATTGTTGAACGAAAGCCTTACTGGGAGACTGTGGAGGCGGTGACCCTGGTGGTGGATAACTCCGGAGGGGAAGCTGGCACGACTGCCAACATTGTGAACCATGAGGATGCCGGGGCTGGTGATGATTTCTATGTGGAAATGGATGAGGATCAGGTAATTGGTGTTTTGCCTACCCCGGCCATTATCGAATATAAGAACACCACCAATGATGCCAGAACGGTGGAAAATTTACTGGTTGCTCATTTTGCAGCCAGTGAACCGCATAACCCTCCGACCGCTTCCGGATTGATACTGGAAGGAACCGGGGCGAGTGATGCTGGGTGCTCGAGCGGAACTTATAAGGCTTTGAGCTGGAGCGATGAAAACGAAAGCCAGGCAGCCAGCTGGAGCCTTGCCACAGCCGATTTGAGGCAGCGATATTATAAATTTGTGGCAAGATTTAAAGATACTTTTGCCTACACCGATCTGTGGCTGAAAATAAAGCTGCTTTCCGGCTCTGATATCCTGGCTGAAACGCGTTGGGCATTGATGAGCGCGAGCAAGAGCCTGCAGGTGATCGGGTCGATCCAGATTCCACCTTTCCGGCATGGCAATTATATTGATATTGGAAATCTGACCGTTGGGCTATATGAGAAACGCGCCGGGGGTTCCGGGACTGCCAATCTTGATTTTCTGGCGATGATGCCCCAGGATAGCTGGCGAAAATTTGGCGCGATCTCCGGCCTGGCATATAACGAGACTTTGATGGATAACCCGGTGGAAGAAACATTGGTGACGGCTGCCGGAGCTGCTTTCAAAGTGACTCACATGCTGGATGAAGGCAATCCGGTGATGTTGCAGCCTGGTGTGAAGAATGTGCTGTATTTCCTGCATGATTGCGATGATGGATCTGCAGCGATTGCCAGAACGGCCACGGTTGCGGTGAAATGCCATCCGCGGAGGTTATCAGTATGAAGCTGGTGATGAAACGCCGGAATTTTGATGATCTGATCATTCCTCTCAATCTGGAATTTGAGATTGAGCGTTATTCCTGGTTTACAATGGGTGGTCCAAAACAGGCCAGCATTATTGCCAGGGGAAGTAAGGCAGAATTATTTGAGCTGGTGAATCACATGCGCGCGCCGGTGGAGATCCTCACGGATAAGGGTGAAAAGGTTTGGTGGGGATATATCAGCAATTTGCAGATCACTTATGGATCGATTAATTTTGGGGTGGATCTGGAAACGATGTTTAACAATGTGGCCGTGGCTTACACGGATCAGAATATAAGGTACACGACCCAATGGTCCGGGGATGCGGAATCGATCGCGGAGTATGGCCAGAAAGAGATTTTACTCTCCCGTTCGGACACGACCGAGACAGAAGCGCTGCAGCAGCGTGATACCCACCTGGCCGGATCGAAATACCCGGTGCCAACATTATCCTTTGCGGATGAGCAGGAAGGCTCAGCCAGAATCACGTGTTTGGGATGGATCTACACTTTGGACTGGCAGTATTATGAGAACCTGACCGGGAAGGAATCCTATGAGATCACCGGGCAAGGTGGGCGTGAAATTGGGGAGGATGACCGACCCATATTTGCACAGGCGTTTCAGATCGAAGCGTCCGAAGCCTGGGACGCGACCTCGATCTGGCTACATGTATGGAAAGCAGGAGCGCCTTCGGATAACCTGGTGGTTTCATTGAAAGCGGATAGTGGGGGGATTCCTGGAAGCACGTTGGCGAGTGGATCGGTGGCGGCCAGTGAGATTGGTACCAATGCTGAATGGATACAATGGACTTTGAACACCGCCGTGACATTGAACCCGGGGACAACTTACTGGATCCACATTGCCAGATCTGGAGCGGTTGTTTTTGAAGGTCCTGATTATTACATGGTGGATACCAACCTTAACATGGGCTATCCACGCGGAAACCCTAAATACTGGAATACGAATGTGAATGCCTGGGTGGATGCGAGCCATAAAGGCGATTTGTTGTTTATGGTGGTTGGCTCCCAGGAGACCAGCTCACAGATCAGCACACTGGTGGCAACCTGTGGAGAGTTTCTGCAGGGTGTGATCATGGAAGTGGATAGCGGGGTGGATTCAAACCCTTATCGGGATGGAGACAGTCCGGCCTTGTATGAACTGGAGAAGCTTCTGCTTGCCGGAACATCCAACAGTCGGAGATTGCTTTGCGAAGTGACCGAGAATCGATGGCTGCGGATCTATGAAGAACCTGCAAAGCCGGCCGTGACCCGCAACAGTTACGCACTGACAGAGGATGGAGATTTGATGATGAAGAATCTCACGCATCTGGATCAGGAGCGCTGTTTGATTGCCGCTTGGTGCCACCTGCAGGATGTGATTCCCACCAGTGTGGATTTATCAATGGTGGCTGATCCGAGTCTGTTCTTTATTGAAGAAGCGGAATATGACGTGATCAATAAAAAGTATCACATATTGAGAACCAGAGACCAGGGCAATGTGATGGATCTGGGGGGAGTCATTCAGGGTTGAGGATTGAGTTTTGAGGTTTGAGGAAGTGAGGAAAAGATGAGAAACAGATTACCAAAAGGAAAAGGCTTTTTTATCTGGGGCATTAAAACCACTGAGGGTGGAGATCCGCAGAAACTTGCTCAGGAAGCAAAACGATTGGGATTAGGTCATGTTTTGTTACACATTCACGATGGATACTTGGGTGAGACAAATACTTTTTATGGTGCTGACCTTACCCCTTATATCAAAGCCTTTAATAATGTAGGTGTTGAGTGTTGGGGTTGGGGGGCAGTTTACCGAACGACCTGGTTGAGTGGAGCCAAGAGAGTGATTGAGGCTTTCAAGAAACATCCGACTCTGGTTGGGTATATTGTGGATGCTGAGGCACCAATCAAAAATGCTCCAACAGAAGCAGATAACTTGATGAAAATGATCAGGGCAGAATTACCTGATATCCCGATTGGATTGAGCTCTTACCGATTTCCTGAGTTACATGGAGAACTTCCGTTTGCGGTTTTTCGCAAGTATTGTGATTTTGATATGCCACAGGTTTATTGGGAACAATCAACCCTGGCGAAGATGAATCTGGTCAATTCTTACGAACAGTATCAACGGATGAGCCCAAAATTACCATATATCCCAACCGGTCCCATTTACAAGGTGAATGGATGGGCACCTACTATTTCACAAATAAAAGATTTTATGGATACATCCAAGGAATTTGGTTTTGAAGGTGTGAATTTTTGGGTGTGGTATCAGGCAAAGCGTGATCTTCCGGCTTTGTATGAATTTTTTGGCCAGTATGAATATGGGGAAGAATCACAACCTCCAACTCCTACGCCGGAGATTGATGTTAATGAGGAGCTGGCAGCGATCCGGAATGCGACCAATGCCATTGAACAAAAGGTGAACAGCTTATGAGCGTGAATCGAGCCAGTGAAGTCTGGAAAGAGATTAAACCCTTTGCCATCCGGGATATGAACCGGATGTTGGATAATAAAGCTGGGGATAGTGGGGATGATCTGTATGCGATTATTTTGTATGATGAAAGTGCGCAGAAGATCAAGTATTACTCTTTTAGTACAGTAGGATTGACTGGCGCTTTAGGGGCTGCAGAATCGGGAGATATTATATGGATACCAGCTGGAACTATATCAGGATTTGGTGAGGAAACACTATATGTGCCTTCTTCTGTCGAAACTTGTAAATCATATGATGGTGAACCACCACCTGGATGGTTGGAACTCACTTATAACGATAACTCATGGGAAACCGCTAGAGAGTATTCTGGAAACCCTGAGTATTCAGAAGGAGATATTTCAGATGCAGCTCCGCTCTGGTCTCAATCATCCGCTGCAACTGGACAGGCTTGTTTTAGACAAATATTTAGACTTGATATTATACCTGAAACAGTTACGCTTGAATTTAATTACGATGATCACATTAAAGTTTATCTCAATGGAGAAATAATTGGAACAGGGGATTTTACCTCCACGCACACAAAAGTTACTGTTTCTGTAGATACTTCGCTTTTTAATATTAATTCTGACAATATATTATGTGTATGGTCCAATAACGATATATCCAGCCCTGGTGGCGGTTTTGTTTTATGGAAATTAAGTATTTTAGAAAGTGGAGTAATTACTGTACCATCTGGCGTTGAGTTGGTTGGACTAGGAAAAAATAGTGTGCTAAATTATGCAGTCATAAATAATGGGATCTTAACAAATCTTAAAATAACTGGGGAAATTTCTGGAACCGGTATCTCAAGATTGGTTTCTAATCCAGACACTGAATTATTTAGTAATCAGATAAGCAGTTTGATAAGCTCTGGATCTGCGCCATTTTTGATAGAAAGTACAACATTAGTTACTAATTTGAATGCTGATATGGTGGATGGAAAACATGCCAGTGAATTCACAGCCCCTGATTGGGATGACATTGAAAATAAGCCAACTGTTTTTTCTCCATCTACTCATAGTCATGTTGAAAACGATATTACTGATCTCGACCACGATGCGCTGAAAATTTATGGAATTGATGTGGATTTAAATGGAATTACCAATTTACAAGGTATTGTTTATTCTTCGGATCTAAATAAATTAGTTGCAAGTGATTTAATTCAAAGCTCAAGTGGTGGGGGAGAAATACTATTAGATGATGAAGATCCAAGGAATCAATTATTAGACGATGATGGTGATTTAATTTATGAATGAGGTGAAATATGGCAAAGATTAGTACAAATGCAGAGATCAACAGTATTCGATTGAAAGAGCAAGCGGTTTCCCCCGATACTCCTGCGAGTGGGTATGTGCAGTTGTATACAAAGGGAGATGGTAAGCTGTATTTCAAAGACGATGCAGGAGTTGAAATTAGTGTTGCCCCCATGACTACTGCCGGAGATATAATTTATGGTGGTGCTGGGGGTGTCCCTACTAGACTTGCTATTGGAACTTATGCTCAAGTGTTGGCAGTAAATGCTGGAGCAGATGGGATTGAATGGGTTGATGCTTCTGGTGGTGCTGGTGGGGCAGATATATTAGAAATTCAAGTTTTTACTTAGGAGAATAAAATGGCAACTTATACGAAAGAGTTACTAAGTGGTTCAACAGATGGTAAAGGTATAAAAATTACACAAACTGCAACAGCTGGGGATACGATTCATACTGCTCATGCTACATCATTGGATGAAATTTATCTGTACGCTTTCAATTCAGGAACAGCTGATGTGAAACTCACAATAGAATGGGGTGAAGCTACTGCACCTGATGGGAATATCGAGGTGACAATTCCCGGAGAAAGTGGTTTATATCTAATTATTCCAGGACTATTATTAACTAATTCGTTAGTAGTTAAGGCGTTCGCTGAGACTGCAAATGTGATAATTATTCATGGTTTTGTGAACAGGATAACATAATGAGAAACGTACCTAGAGGAAGAACAAGATATCCCGGGGCAATTGAAGATTATGGGAATACTATTTTAAATAGGATCAGTGACTGTGTTGTGTGGTTTGATGCCAATCAAATAACTGGGAAAGTAGAAGATGACCCTATCGGTACGCTAACAGACTATTCTGGAAATTTTAATGATGCAGCACAAGCAACAGAATCCTATCAACCTTTATACAAAACTAATATTGCAAACGGTAAGCCAGGGCTATTATTTGATGGATCAAACGATTGGATGATATCTCCTTTTGGTACTCTTCTAACGACAACTTCTTTTACCTTAGTTTATGTATTTAAAACAGTTACTGATGTAATAGAACCTATCTTTAGAGACTCTCTATCTACGGCTAATCAGGGAACAACTGTAATGCCCTATAATTATGCTAAAGACAACTTTTACAGGATAAATAATACTCCACTGGGTCTAGCTACTAGTTCTCCAGTAGAGTTTGGGCCTCTAAATATGAACTATGTTATATATCACAAAGACGGTATAAACGCAAAAGCTATTACTAACGGGAGTTTACGAGTATCTAAAACTCTCACAGATGCTCTAACGGTGGGAGATGAGATATACTTTGCAAAAAATTCAAACGATGCCGAATGTCACAATCATTATTTCTTCGAATATATGTTATTTAACAAAGCTTTATCCTCTAAAGAATTGGGGATTCTAGACGGGTATCTAAAAGGGAAATGGGGAATAACATAATCATACTGGCCCACGCAGTAACCAAACGAACCATACAGAAACGATTCCAGCCACAAAATAAATTCTTGACGGAAGTAATCCAATTAATGAATAAGGTAATGATTGTACACTAATATATGGCACAAGAAATGGCGGTGATAATATTGCTTCATTTTCACTCCGTTCTTTGATTGCTTTCAGTAGAAGAATTAATCCAACTGGGAGCGCATATGGCCAAATAGAAATATTGGATGACGCGCTTTGAATATTTAACATTCTCAAAGGCCAAAAACCAAAAATTAAAAATGATAGAAGAAGTGACAAAAGTACAGGTGAAAAAACTTTTCCGACCTCCCTAAATGATCCTTGACGAAAAGATTCAATTAACCAGAAAAACGCTACAAAAGCACCTAATTGAGGTTTTGTAAGTACAAAAAATAATCCAAGCCAACGAGGTAGAATTAATCCTAGTACAACCATCCAATCAATATCACCAATCCATAAATGGGGAAGAGTCATCAATAAAATAATTGCTGCTGAAGAAGCTCCTTTGCGATAAGCTACAAACGCAATGATACCAACATTTAGGAATTTTAATATCCAAGAAGCCACAACATTGGAAAATAATGTGAGTGGCAGCAGCGGAATCAATGTCCAAGGAGGATTAAAAAAACCACCTTCTACATATTTGTTATTTATTGTAATTTCATTGATATAAGGGTTTTCTCCAGAAAAAATATCATCAACTGCTCGTCCATATACATCACACCAGTCATTACAAATTGGATTCAGAATATAAGGGTGCAATTTTGTTAAAGTAATAAATGAAAGCCAAATAAAAAACGCAAGGATTGAAAATAATAGAGTATTCTTTAGTATAAACTTCCACTTTATTAGCATATCTTATTATAATCTTAAAAACTCCACCGGGCTTGCTCTACGATGTGCTCTCTTGATGTCCGATTGCGCCAGCCTGGAGTAATGCCTTACCATTTCCAGGTGCTCATGGCCGAGGATCATCTGCAGTTCAAACAATCCACCACCCGCGCGGAGATACGTAATCGCAAATGTGTGCCTCAATAAATGAGGGTGAACGTGCGTGATCCCGGCACGTTTGGATGCACTGGTTAGCATTTTCAGCACCGCGTTGCGGTCAAGTTTCCGGTTGCGATCGGTGGCAAAAACATAATCATCCGGATACAACTCCCCGCGTTTTGTGTGATACTGCCAGATCGCCTGGCGCGTTCGATCCGAAAATGGAACAAAGCGCTCTTTGGATCCTTTACCCATGATGAAGGCGCGATTCTGTTTGAGATCCAGATCCCGCAGCTGCAGATTACAAAGCTCGGTCACACGGCAGCCATTATCAAGAAAAAATAGAATAATCGCCGTGTTGCGCTCTGCCTCTGGCAGGGTATTGCTACAGGTCTTTTTACCTGGCCGAGAATATGCCTTGCTAAATTGCACTGCTTTCAATAGCAGCTTGATTTCCTCTTCCGGAAGGGGATCGATCACACGCCGTTCCGGTTTTGCACGCTGCACATATTTGACCGGATTCTCCATGATGATTTTATTCGTGATCATCCAATCGAAAAATGTGCTCAGGGTTGAGTGATAATTGCTGAGCGTTTTATTGGAGAGAGTTTTGAAGCTGGCCAGAAATTGATTGATCTGTTCAACTCCTATGCAGGAGACTTGCGTATCATTCCCCAGGAAATTAGAAAATTTATTGAGCGTGTTGGTGTAATCGTTTACCGTGTTTTGGGAAAGGTGGCGCGCTGAAAGATTGATGAGATAGCCGGCTATTGCCTGTGAGAGATTTATATTTTTCATTCCGTGCTTCCTTCGGTTCGTTCTAGATTGTTCTGATAATTTGTTCTATAATCCGATAACAATAAAAAGTAGGTAACTGATGACCCCGCCGGAATCGTTCCTTGCTGCTAAATGTTCAATGATCTGGGTGGAGATAAGTGGATTCTTGCTACCGTTGGCATCTCGGAAAGTGTTTTTATCTTCCCTTGATGCCTTCGGTAGCGTTTTGTCGGGGCGGGCGGATTTGAACCGCCGACCTCACGGACCCGAACCAAGGTGCAAGTTGTTGCTACTGTTGGCAGCATTAGGGGCTGTTTTTGCTATCCGTGCGGAAGGGGGTTGATCGATCCGGGGTGTCTGAGGTAGGTAAAAATGGGGGTTTTCCGTGGGTATTCTGGTTGGTTTTTAAGGTGCTGGTTTTAGTTTCTGGATAAATTTTCCAGTACTTTTTCAATTACTTTTTTAAATAAACCTTCCGGGAAGGTTCCTAATTTTCTGATAATTTTTGTGTTGTCCAAAGTTAATATGATTTGTGATTTAACAACACCACTTTTTATTAAACCTGCCATCTGGTATTCTGATCCTTTTATTTCAACCTCATACTCATCACCTGTAATTGATGATGTGATCGGGACAATAATCGTTACTTTATTTTTTTTATTGAACTCATTTGAGGAGAGAACTAAAGCTGGTCGTGGTTTTTCTTCACTAAAATCTGTAAATGGGACATTAATAACAATTGTATCCCCCTGCTTATAAGTCGTCATAGGCAGCATCCTCATCGTTGTCCCAAAAATCTAAAATTCCCTTCGTTGCGTTTAACCAGGCTTGAGCTTCCAATTCTATTGGCAAGCCTTGTGGAACATCAACCAAATTCAGATTTTCTACAGGCAAAGTGAGGATCTGTTCTAATATCCCTTTTTTAGGTTCTGCTACCGCCATACTCATATTATATATATAATTGATTGCCTTGGAGAAAATGAATACAAGGTTATTTGATTCAGTAGAAAATCTTATTGTTTTTTCTTCTCTATTCCCGGAATTTTGCGTTTCTGAGATTAAATAATTTTTGGCAGTCCAAGTTGTCATTAAAAAACCTTAATTTTATCATTTGGATTTTTATCGCGTGTATTTACTAATTCAATACCAGTGTCATGTTGGAAATTATTAATTGCATTTGCTAACCCTTCAACAAATCCTTTGCCAATGGAATGAGGTAAGAAAATTCTTTGAATTCTTATTGCGTTTACTCCAATATCGCTATTTGAATCCGGAGAAATTTTAAACAAATCAATAATAATTTCTGACTGTGTTACAACGAATTGAGCATGATTCGCATAAATATCTGGAATATCATTTATTTTTGAATTTGCTAAAATCTCGGTTAGAGAGATTTCTCTTCGGTTTTGATCTGATTTTTTTTCCATTAAGACATCCTTTATATGTTCTATTATAGAAATCCTGTTCTATTATCCCTTTAAAACAGTTCGAGCCGCTGATTTGCGGCTCTGTTTTACTGTTCCCTGGCGGTTGAGCTTCATCCGGATGATGAGCTCGATTTCTTCGAGATCACCCGGCGGTAGCTCCCGCAAAAGATGGTTGAGGTCTTCGATCTTTTGATCGATCTCCGGCTTGGGTGGTAATAAGCCGGCTGCACGAAATACGGTTTCTGGGGGTAACTTTAGAGCTTTTGCAATTGCATCACAAACTTCTGGGCCTGGTTGTCTAACTCCGTTGATTATGTGACTTATAGCACCACGAGAAATACCAGACAATCTTGCTAATTCAGATTGATTGATTTCTCTTTTGTTTAATTCGTTCATTAACCATTCAGAAAACATAGTGTTCACAAGTGACAACATTATTGCACCTTAAGTGTATTCAATGGTATACAAAAAGTTACCTATTGACAAATCATTACATTTATGTATACTAAAGACAACATAATGTTTACAAAATAAAAGCGGAGGAAATAAATGGCAGAAGGTTTTGTTCAAACCAATATAAACCTCACAGAAGAAGATTCGAAAGTGCTTGATCTTATGATGGTTGAGGATGCGTATGACAATCGCAGTGCATTTGTGCGCCGGTTGATCCGGCTGGAATGGCAGAGACGGCAGCAGTTGGTTGAGATGGCCAAGACTCCAACAACTATGACCATGACATTGCCAGATAGGCATTAGGGCGATAACACACGGGAGATTTGGGGATGATTTCATATGTTGAGAGTACATCGAAAATGATGGTTTTTGAAATAAGGCTGGATTTTGTCTCGATTATGGCTGTGTTTTTGGGTCTGTTGTTATTTGGGATCCTTTATAACCTTTTGGTTGAGTATTTGATCTCCAAAAGGTACGCAGAGGGCTTTATGAGCTTGATTGTGGCCTGCGGGGTGATGATGACTCTGGCCGGGGTTGCTATTTTGAGCCTTCCGGCTGCTTTGCTGGTTTTGTTCGCTTTTTTCGCGTCGGGTTTGCCGATGATTGTTGGTTCGATTACGCGGTATATGCGATTGCGTGAAAAATTTCAGAAGAATTTGATTTCTGAGGCTCGCCGGTATGAGTAGTAAGCCACGAGAATGGCCAAATATGGCTAAAGAGGCAAGGGACCGGGCAGCGGAATGCGCAAATCATGCGCTGTATCAGATTGAATATGTTTTGGATCATCGCTGCTCTGAAACTGAAAAAATTGAGAAGCTGAGCATTTCGGCGAGAAGTTTGAATAAGGCGTTGCGGTTTCTTGAGGGTGTGGGGGCACCGACAAGGCCGGTGTGATTAGCTGATAGCTGAGAGGCAAAAGGCGAAAGGAGAAAGGCGAAAGGAGAAAGTATGAATGATGAGAAATTTGAGCAAAAGGAAGTTCCATTAGTTGTAAATCCATTTACTGAGGCTGATCTGGCCGACTTGGAAAAAGAAGAGAAGCCGGCACCGGTAATTGTCGAGCCCAGGAAGCCAAATCGGCATGAGAGACGAAAGCGGGCGAAGCTTGCCAGGATGCTAGAGGCAAAGGAAAAGGCTGAAGTCGAAAGGCAAAAGGGCAAATAGATGATAGATGCAGTTATTTTCCTTTTTGTTGTCGTTTTGTCTTGGGTGGTCTATCAGTCACTCAGGAAAGATAAATAATGATTGAGTTATTTTGTTTCGGGTTCCTTGGGTTTGTTGGGTTGTATTTCCTTTACCGGTTTATTCAGTGGTTTCTGATGGTCCAGCAATTGAAGAGTGAAGGCCGGAACATCCGGGAGCATTTGGAGCAGCTGGCAAAGATGCGATTGGAGGATAGATGAGTTTAGAGGAAAAGCTTATTGTGTGTGTGTGGTTTATGTCACCTTTTTTGGTGGGGTTGTTGTTACAAATTTTTTCTGATTGGCTGGCGAAGAGGGCGTTTAGAAAGCGAAGGTGGAGACGATGAGTTGGATCAGATTAGACAATGGCACGAGAGTCAACCTGGATCATGTTGAAACTGTTGAGTTTCGAAAGCCGGTGGATAGGATTGGATTAACACATCATCGCGTTTTATTTTACATAGCACGTGATATTGATCCGATTGTTGCTTGTGAAGGATCAGAACAAAAATGCAAAAGATTTCTGGTAGATCTGGATGACTCATTAAAGCCAGTTTACGTAGAGGCTTATGAGCTTGTCAAATGCCAATGTGAGTGTGGATGCCAGGCAATGATCCGGGAAGATTTTGAGTTTTGTGATGAATGCTCCGAGCCTTATCACTTACAGGATTATCACGAACACCTGGCTGAATTAAAAAAGGACGCTGTTTGATCCTGGGGAAGGACCAAACAGCTCTCACACGGTATTTATATTATAGCATAGATGTTCTAAAGGTCAATAAATGCAAATCGAAACACGGAATAAATTTGACGAAGCAATCAAACAATGGCTGGAAGGCTGCCGGTCCAATAATACACGCCGATGCTATGAATGTACATTGAAGCAATTCACAGAGTATTACTGGAAGCGTCCAGAAGCAATGACGCGCGATGATGTGCGCCGGTATGTGAAGATTATGCAGGGTCGTGGTCTGAAAGCCACCACCATCAATGCCAGAATCGGAGCTTTGAGCTCACTTTATTCTTACCTGGTAGATTGCAAATTGATGGACCAAAATCCGGTGGAAATAAGATCCTTACGACCGAAAGTAACCAGCTTTATTGACTCCAGGGCATTAACTACCGCGGACAGTAAGAAGTTGCTGGTTCAGTGTGATCTGAATAGCTTGCTGGGTTTGCGTGATTTTGTTTTGCTTTCAGGGTATTTGATTTTAGGGCGAAGAAACACGGAGTGGAGAACTGCCAGAACATGTGATTTTGAGATCCGTGATGAAGGCTATTACTTTCGCTGGACTGGCAAAGGAAAATCCGACCTGGTGGCCGTCCCTGCTCAGTTATGGGATCTATTGACCCGCTATGTGGCTGCCAGTGGCGGCCGTGGTGTTTACGATTATGTATTTCTGAATCGATTTGGCAAGGGTCCAATGAGTGATAAGAACGTGAACCGCATTTTGCATGCTTATGCCAAAAAAGCCGGGATCACAGGCCGGATCAGGGTGCACGATTTACGGCATACCGCTGCGATGTTGAGGCGGGAAGCGGGGGCGGATGTGGAAGAGATACGCGACTTTTTAGCGCATTCTTCCCTGGCTATCACGCAAGTTTACCTCCACCGGTTGGAGAAGAATTTAGACAAACGAGCAGATGAAGTATGCCTGAATTTATTCAAAAGTATTGTCTGATAACTGATAGTTATCAGAAGTGAGACAAGAATGACAGATTACAGGGAAAAATTTCCAGAAGGCACCAGAGTAAGAACACCATTAGGAACCGGGTTGGTTATCGGGTATGTGCATCGAATTATTTGGGAAATTATTGTGAGTCTGGATGCGATGCCTTTAGATACTTTTGATCATGGTGGGGTGGTGATTTCTGTTTACAGTTTTAGGCCTGGAAACTTGGAGGTTTTGAAAAATGAAAAATGATTTTTACGTTAGTTATTTGATGCGATTGCCAGCCGGCTTTGAAAAGTTTGTTGGTGAGATTCTGATGGAGCATCGTGGCCAGGAGTTGGCCATCCCGCGCCGGAGATTGGTTTCAATGGTTGCCAGTAAATTTCGGGATGTGCGGGAGATTGATCGGATGGTGCGTAGAGCAATTGAGAAGCTGCGGGAAGATGGCTGGTTGATTGGTATGTCTCATTCTGGTGATGGTTATTACCTGATCACTTCCCAGCAAGAATATGACGATTTTCGAGCTGCCTACACCAAACGCGCTTACACCGTGCTGGAAAATGCCAAGCGAATGGATGAATCGGCAAAGCGGATTTTTGGCAGCATGCAGGATGATCCAAAGCAGCTGAGCCTTATAGGCTAAAGGCGAAAGTCGAAAGTTGAAAGGGAAAAAATGAGTTATACAGAGTTGTATTACGTCACACCAAAGAAAAGAGTTGTAGGGCATGCAGAATTTAGTAATTCATGGCTTGGTGCAATGCGTGTGTGGGTGAATTTATACGGAAAGCACTTTAAAGATCGAATCGCAGAAACTAAGAAACTTCATGGATATGAGCCCGTTGGTCCCATGTCAGATGATGATTTCTCTATTTTGTGTGGATTATTTAAAAAAACAGATATTCCTGTTTATGAGCGAGCAGTATTAGGTTCAACTTTTGATCGAGTAATTCTTGAAAAAGAACACTTTGATCGATTTTATGAAGATGTTGTGAAATATGCTGTTTATTATCCTGCTGGTTCATTACTTTATCAAGTAACTACTATTCAAAAATTATCTAAACGTAATGTTATTGGAGTGTGTTGGAATCATACAAGTGTTAATGGAGACATGTATGACCAATTGAAGGAGTGGGCGAAAAAGGATGAATTATGGTCTCTTTACAAAGAAATTGACCGAATAGAAGCTGAAAGATAATTACTTGCCATTATCGTACCTCCTTAATAGGCCGGCATCGCTGTGAAGCAGACGCTGGCCAAAGGGAAGGTGGCTGATAGCTGACTGCTGACTGCTGACAGGAAAAGATCATGACGCATTTAGACACGGAAATTATTAAAAAGAAAACAGTAACTGAGTTGGTTGAGATCTATGATGAAGCGATCCGAACCATGAAAGCCGGCTACGTTTTATTACAGAAATCTCAGGATCTACTCAGGGATAGTTTTGGAAAAGATAACTACTTACGGTTTTCGGTTGTGGATAGTTATGATGAACCGGTAAAGCTCCTGGAAGCGGCTGAGCTCAAATTGAGACGGGAATCATGGAAGGTTTTGATTGATCAGCTGGGTGTAAGGAAAATCCTTTCTGTAAAGAGAGCTGAGGAGCTGGATAAACAGCTTTATGACTGGAAAGATGTTCCGGAAATCACGGTGCAAAACGTATTTGATACCATGAACGCGTTGGTTGGCCAATCCAAAGAATTTTTGAATGAAGCTGTCCAGGAAGTTTATAAATTTCTCCGACCAGCATCATATGGCCACAAGAGCTCTTATAAGACCAACATGAAGAACGGTCGCTGGGAGTTGGGTAAAAAAGTCATTATCCATTACGCTGTTGATCACGGTTGGGGAGTTGGAAAGTACCGAGTCAATCCGTACTTTGAGAAAAACGTTGTGGCTATCGATAAAGTTTTTCATGCTCTGGATAGCAAGGGAGTTCCGGAAGGTTATCTTTCTCCGCTGGTGGATGCAATCAATACCAATCCTACTGGCGTTGGAGAAACGGATTATTACAAATTTAAGTGTTATCAAAATCAAAATTTACATCTGGAATTTAAAAGAATGGATCTGGTTGCCAGGCTGAATCAGATTGCCGGTGGAGCAACCTTAAGGGGTGAATGATGAGAACTTGTAAAAATTGTGTTTTTCGAAAACCGCGAACCTGGGATTGTTTTAAATATGGAAATTGCAGTTATCAGGTGAATGATCCTGAGAAAGATTTTTGCAGTGATCATCAATATTCAGAGGCTGAATTAAAGCCGGTTTTGGATGAGGCGGTTAGTTTATTGGATGCGTTTATGGTCACACTTTCGAATACGTATGAAAAGCGGGCAAAGAAGGTGATTGATAAGCGGGATGAGATTTTTAGCTAATAGCTCATAGCTGATAGCTGACCTCTGCAGTAGCGGGGCAGGTAGGAAAAGATAATGGCTGATGTGTTGCCAAGATTAACAGCGATTTCAAAAGTGGTTGTGCGTAGTGAGGATGAGGTTCCTTGCTGCTGCCAGGCTTGCCGGTTTAGTGATGTTGATTTCAACAATGAATGGTATTGCGGATTGAACGGCCGGAAGATTGATTTTCCCAGGGCAAAGCCGGATTGGTGCCCGATAAAAACAGTTGAAAGTTTCAAGGCGAAAGGTGAAAGGTGATAGGATGAGTGATTTTGTTAGAACAGTTGATTTTGTGGATGGTCGGTTGATGATTGTTTTGAATTTGTGGGGTTCCTTGGTAAATTTATCGATCGTTTTGCCGGATGTGATAAAAAGAAAAATTGCTGCGGAGGTGAAATAGTGGCTGATTACTGGATTAAGGTTTATCACGAGATTATTGATGATCCGAAGATGGCAACCATGCCGGACAGGTTATGGCGACGCACGATGGAGATCTTCCTGCTGGCTGGCAAATTATCGAAGGATAAGAGCGGTTTACTTCCGGAAACAAATCAATTGGCCTGGTTATTACGTATGAACTCGGATGATTTATTGATGGACTTGAGACAGTTGGAATCAGCCGGGATTTTGAAACGCGAAGGGGATGGTTGGCTGGTAGTGAATTTCGAGAAAAGGCAAGCTGCATCCACCAGCACTGAGCGTGTGCAACAGTTCCGCGACCGGAAACGAAAAAATCAGTATTACGGAAACGAGGAAGAAACACAAGAGAAACGAATCGTTTCACAGAATACAGAATACAGAGAACAGAATACAGAAACAGAGTCAGAGACAGAGAGAGAACCCGCGCGCGCGCAAGCTGATCAGATTGAATTTATTTCAGGGACATTGAAACCTCTTCAAAAATTGGCTGAAAAGAAGGATCCTTTTGATGTTTTGTTGGATGAAATTGAGCATGTAATTGGTTTACCACAAGGGCACCAGGCTGTTGAAGTGATTCAGGAGATGATCAAGCTAGGCGTGGAAACGTGTGATATTCAGGAGGCGGCCGATTGGTACCGGTCGAATGGTAAAACAATTCACTCTGCCAAGTCTCTTTTGGGACCGGTAAAAACGGCTGTGATGAAGCGCAAACAAATGGCGCGTTCTCCTACGTTGGAGAAATCGAAAAAGAATGGTGGAAAGTCGGCATCTGAAATGTTTTTAGATCAGGAAATGGAGAAATATAATGCCTCAATTCGATTATGAGATTGCAAAAGTTGTGAATTACCTGGAAAGTGCCTTTGGCGTGAAATTAGCTGAGGAACAATTCAAGGTTTATGTGAAATCCCTTGGGCATGTGAACATTATCAAGTTGCAAGCTGCAGCGGAAAGAATTGTGCGTGAAAATGTTTACTTCCCGAAGGTTGCGGAGATTATGAGGGCGGTTGATCTGATCCCGGATCGGTTGCTTTCTTCCAATCTGATGACTGAGCACCAGCGCAAAGCAAAGCTGTTGAAGGATCGTTTTTATCGCACCAGGGAGATTGATCGATCCGGTTTTGATGGGTTATACCAGGAGCTGAGGGAAGCTGGCTATTGGGCAAAAGCGGAGTTTGTGCGCGAGTTGGAGGGGAGGTTTGAAGGGATGGTGGATGAGGCTGAAGGCGAAAGGCTAAAGGTGGAAGGATGACCAAGCCGGTGGGGGCGATCTGGACTCTGCAGTGGTCGAATCCGTACACGGATCCACCAGCTGGTATGAAGAGAATTATTGCCGAGAAATTCGTGAAGTATGGATCTCCTGAATACGGCCGTACACCTCCCGAATTTGAAGCGGATCGAACGCCTGGTTATAAGGTTTACTGGATGGCGATTATGAAGCCATCGAAGCAGTTGCCAGAAAAAACGTTGAAATCGATCCGGAGAAAGCGGTTGCAGAGAAGAATTGAAAATAAATATCCTTTGTTTGCTGATCAGTTTCTCACCGATGAGATAAAAAGCAAGCCAGATTATTTTGAAGGCAAGAGTGATCCGGATGCGCAAGCGGCGAAGGATCGGATTTTGGAAGAGCAGCAGGAATTATATGAGAGGTTTTTGGAGGAGACAGGTGACAGGTGACAGTCAAAAGGTGAAAGGTGGTGGAATGACTTTGATTATTTCCGTTGGACGTTGGGGTGGGTTCTATTGTCACTCCCACAGATTATGTTTAGGGTGGATTGCTTTCACTTTATACAGTTTTGATATTGATGACATATTACAGGTATTGACCGATCACTATTGGAAAAGCGGGTTTAAAACCAGGGAAGAATTGATATCAAAAGAGAATGAATTATTGCAACAATACAGAGCTAAAGGACAGTAAGTGATGAAAGAGGTGAAGGAATGAGAAATCAAGATCAATTACAAATATCAGCGCAATATAAGCCGTGGAGTGATAGTGTGGAAATTTTTATACACACAGAAAATGCGTATTGCTCACACATTGAAATGAAAACAGAGGAAAACTTAGGGGCTATTTACCTTACTCCATCATGTGAAATTAAATATGACATGGCACAACGATTATTAGAACAACTTTGGAATATTGGATTACGTCCAAAAAACAATAAGTACGGTGATGAGGTTGTAAAAACTATGAATGATCATCTTCAAGATATGCGAAGGATTGCATTTAAGTTTCTCAAAATGGAGGAGAAAAAATGAGTAAATATGAGAATTTTGATATCTTAAAATCCCTGAACGGTTTATTAAAAAGAAGATTAAATAACAATAAAAATGAGCATAAAAAAGAAAAGTATTTAATCATTGCTAAAAACAAATATTTTGCAGATTTATTTATACAAGAAAATGGAATCGACCCTAAGAAATGTGAATATGTTGGTCGTCCAGAAAATTTACATGGTTTATCTGGTTGGATTGTGTGTTTTGTTCCTGGTTATTGGCATCATCCAAGATCGATGGATATTGAGGAAATAGCTGAACATCTTATTTATCAAGGTTTCTTGGATGAATCTGAAAAATTCAATAAAGCCTATGCATGGAGTCATTAATGAGTGAGCATGCTGAGCAATGTGCGCTGTTTACCTGGGCGCGGATGTATGAGGAGCGATTTCCTCCGTTGAAGTGGATGTTCGCGGTTCCGAATGGTGGGTATCGCATGGCAAAGACTGCCAGGGATTTGAAGGCAGAGGGAGTCAAGGCTGGTGTCCCGGATATTATTTTTCCGGTACGTCGATTAGTTATTGAAATGAAATACGGGAACAATAAGCCAACCAGGGAACAAAAAGAATGGTTAGAGTATTTTGAATATATCGGTTGGAGAGTTGTGGTTTGTTATTCCTGGCAAGAAGCCGCGAAAGCAATTATCAGTACATTAAGTTATATTGATCCGAAAGAGGTGGGATTATGAACTTTTGGCAGGGACTTGGAATATTTGTGGTGGGTTGTTTTGTGGGTGTGTTTGGGATGTTTATTATTCTGGCTTTGTGTAGTGCGGCCGGCGATGCTGATCGGTTGATCGAGAAGCAGATATTGGAGCGATATGAGCAGGAGAAAAATCAGGATTCAAGATTGAGGATTGAGGATTGAAAAAAGAAACATCTGTTTATATTGACGATTTAGATAATTTCCTCAGTTTGCCATTGAATAAGCAGAATGTAATTATTGAATCAACCCTGGGGAAATTGGATGATGATGAATTTGCAATCATTGATATTCTTTGCCGGAAGATCGTGAAGAAATTACAATATAACAACATCCGATCGAGAGTTGAATATAGTGATGGGATGGAAATCCTGGCGAAGTTAGGAATGTTTTTGAGCTTGAATACCAAGGATAATAAACATGGATGATGCTGATATTGTTGCTGCTTGGTTGGGCATGACGGTGGAACAGGCGGAGGAGCTTAAGTTTAGAATTCAGGAGCTTCGATCAGATTCAGGTGGATTTGGGGCTGTAAAAATTGATATTAAAAAATGGCAGGTGTACCGAATCTCTCATGTGATTGAGGGACGTCCGTTTTTAAATAAGATTGATGTAGAATAATAATATGAGCAATAAACTAGAATTTCAAATACCAGAAAAAGACTTGATTAAATATCAAGAATCTTTTGAAAAATTAATAGAAACTTCTCTTGAATTTCAAAATGGATTCAAAGAATTAGAATTGATTATTGTCGAAAAATTCCAGGAACCATTTTCTGAAATATATCAAGCGCTTAAAAAAATAGAATCACAAATTGATGAATTTAAAGAACAAAATTAATTATTATCATAATTGTAGAACTTGCATTCAGAACGAATATTCTGTATAATGAATTTGAGCGGCAAAAGACCGCAAATTGTTTAATGTAAAAGACAACCGAATAATTTGTTTTGTTCTCTTTCTGGTGAGCGGCAATAGACCGTCGGAAAAAAGGTTATTTTTTCGACGGTCTTTTTTTGTTAATTCTGGCGAGGTGAAAAATGAAAAAATCATTGTTTGTAAGTTTTGTTGTTTTGGTTTTATTGGTGATTTTTGCGTTTCCGGTTGCAGCTGCAAATGTTGGGGATAGCGTTGATCCGGGAGGTGGGATCCTTGACCAGATTTGGCTGGTGATCCAGTCTTATGCTAAGCATGCTTTGGCATTGGTCGGTTTGATCATCCTGGATGTGTTGCTGGGTGTGGCTGTTGCTATACGAGAAAAAGATTTTGATTGGTCGAAATTAGGCGACTTTTACCTTTCGATGGTCCTGCCAATGCTAATAGGATGGATCGGGTTCATTGTGATAACAAACCTGGCTACGACCGAAGTATTAGGCCCGGTTTACGGTGTGATTGTCGGTGATGTGGTGATATGGGCCGCATGGCTGGCAGTTGTCGCAACGATTGGCAAATCGATCGTGCTGAATGCTAAAGGCCTTTATGGCATGATGCTTCCCTTTCCCGCTCCTGATGACCCAGCAAAGGGTGAGGGCTAGTAGATGGAAGGGATATTAGCCACGATCGCTGAGCAGCTGCCAATGGCAGTGCTTGTTGTCATTTTAATAATCTGGTTGCTCACCAGGCAAGATAAGCTTGATAAAGCCAATGCAGAACGACAGGACAAGCTTGACGTTGCCCAGGATGAGCGAAGGAAAAACGAAAGAGAGTTTCAGGCTTCAGAAGCAGAGAAACAACGCTTATGGAGTGAAGAGCAGGGGAAGAAAAGGGATGAATTCCAACGTGAATTGTTGGGAAAAACCAATGAATTTATGGAGAAATTACAGAAGGACCAACAGAAATCCTCTTCTCTTTTGAATGAAAGCATAAATCTTTTGGCCGGAAAAACGGATTTGATTTATCAGTCTCTAAACAACCACCACAACTTCACGGAGAAATCCATTACCGAGATCAATAAATGGAGAGATGGAATTATTGTCCACAGGAAGTCGGATAGTGAAAAGCAGGTGTGATGCCTAATAAACCTTTGAAGCCTTGCATGTATCCTGGATGTCCCGAGCTGGTGGCATCTGGTTATTGTGCTATGCATGAAGGTTATTCAACCGACTCTTTTGGGATAAAGCGTAAACCTAATCGTGATCCGGATACGCAGAAACTATATGACAGGAAATGGCGACAACGTAGAAAGGTTCAGTTGGCTGAGTTTCCCTGGTGTGCTGAATGTTTGGATTACAAACGGTACGAACCTGCTACTGATGTTCATCATGTAATTCCTCATAAGGGCAACAAGGAGATATTCTTAGAGAGTCCTCTTCAGTCTTTATGTCATGCCTGTCACTCGAAACATACACGGATTGAGAACTGGGATGAATATCAGGTGAACTTTCCTTTAATCAAAGGGATGCTTGCCATTCCATTGATTATGGTATGTGGGGCTCCTGCTTCCGGTAAATCTACTTATGTTGAAGATCATGCAAGCCAGGAGGATATCATCATTGATCTTGATCTGATCAAGTCTGAGATATCCGGGTCACCTAAATACTTCCCTGTAAGCAAGGCTATCCTGGATAAGGCCATTCGAAGGCGTAATGAAGCCTTAGAAAGCTTGCAATTTGTTCATAATCATGGGCAAAAAGCTTGGTTTATTGTGAGTGCTGGTAAGAGATCTGATCGTGATTTGTGGAAAAGAATTCTACATCCAGTGCAAACCATAATCATGATACCTTCGAAGGAAGAATGTATTGATCGAATAGAGAGGGATCGATCAAGGTTACTACTCAAGTATGATCAAATCGCAGCCGTCCAGGCGTGGTTTGACATTTATTATCAAACAAATGATGAAATAGAGGTGAGGGGTAGGGGGTGTGAAAAAGTTTTCGCCGGGGGTTGTACAG